CACAAGGAACAGGTAAATATGGCAGAGTACTCGGAGAACTTTATATAGATGAAACAAATATTAACCAAGAGATGATAGAAGTCGGACACGCAGTAGCTTATGATGGGGGTAAGAGATAATGCTACAAAAGATAAGAGAGAATATTGCATTTATAGCTGTGGCTATTGGTCTTATGGGTTCAGTTGGTGCAGGTATCCAACAAACAACACACATCGTAGATTCAATTCTATCCGTAGATGAGAGAATGTATTATCTTGAAGAACAATTCTATCAGCTACAAGAATCAACTATGGTTTCAAATGACATAGCAATTCTATATGAAAAGGTATATCAACTTGAATCAGCTAACTATGAGAATGAATATCTATCAGAAAGAGTTTTATTATTAGAAGAGAACTATGCCGACTTACAACAAAAAATGTATGACTTGGAATATTTATCAGAACGAGTTACATACTTAGAAGCTAATCAGTATGCAGACACAGGCGATGGAAGTGGTATAGATGAATGGGAGTTTGACCAACTTAAAGATAGAGTATTGATATTAGAGACACAATGGGGTGAAAAATGGTGGAAGTTTGATGATTTCGACAATCGTTTGGACTGGTTAGAAAGTAATAGTTAATGTCAGAAGCTATCCTAACTGCTTACTGCGAGAGATGTCTTACACCTTATTGGCAAGACTACGATAAAAGTTTTTTGTGTCCTAAGTGTATAGGAGAAGAAGAATAGTTTATGGAAATTAACATATTACAACTAATTATTTATATTATAATAGGTTTAGTTATGGGCAAAGTACTTAAAACCTTATTGGAGGAATGATGAAACTACAAGTAGTAAGAACACAGTTTGGTAAAGATGCAACAAATGGATTGCTATTCATTGATGGTGTCTTTGAATGTTATACATTAGAAGATGAATACAGAGATGTTAAGGTTATGCACGAAACCTGCATACCTGAAGGTACATACGAGATTAAATTTAGAGATGTAGGTGGATTTCACGGTAAATACTTAGCAAGATATGGTGAAGAATTTCACAAAGGTATGCTTCATGTACAGAATGTACCTGGATTTGAGTATATCTTACTGCATCAGGGGAATACGGACGAGCATACCTCAGGTTGTGGGATAATTGGAGACACTCAGCAGGATTTAGATGTTAACTTTAATGGATTTGTTGGTAGCTCTAAGAATGCGTATAAGAAAATGTACCCTAAAGTACGAGATGCTTTACTAAACGGAGAGAAAGTTACGATAGAGTATAGTAAAATAAACTTAGTAAAAGACAAACCTAAACTAAAGTGGAGGATATTAAGTTAATGTTTGAAAAACTAAAAAGAAGAAGAAACCAAGATGGAACATTCAAGAAGGATGTGGCGTGGACTCCTTGGTCAGAAGCATGGGAGTATGGAATGAGTGACGAACTCAAAGACATGTTAGAGCGTGTAGTATGGACCTTCTTGGAGGCTTTTATTGCTTCCTTGACAATCGCACCATTAGTTGGTGTTGACGCAGAAGTAGTTCAGCTTGCCTTATTATCTGGAGGAGCAGCCGCTCTTGCCGTTGTCAAGGCTTACGCCAAAAAACAAATTTCTAAATAACATATTTGTCACACAAGTCCTGTAAACTGTTATTAACAGGAAAAAGGAGGGCTTAATGTCACAAAAAAAGAAACCTATACCTAATGAAATAGGTAACAATTTCTATAAATCAGGTTGGAAACCTAACATAGAGGTTAACGATTTAACTGGTATCGGAGAGATTACACACGTAGGAACAGACCCTGACTTTAGAAATAAGTATGATGAAATACTAAGAGAGTGGAACTTCGACCCTAAAGAGTACGAAATAGAAGGAGCTGTAAAAGTATCGTCCTGGCAACAGCAACTAAAAGGAGGAAGAGTTGAGACTTTTCACGCTTTTAAGGGCATTGTAAGGAAGAAGAAGCCTGGTCACGACAAGTATTTCAAAGAATTATTAAAAAAATCATCTAAGAAACCTCCTTTACAGACAAAAGTGTACGGTGGAGACACAGCTTTCATGTTTTTTATGTCGGATTGGCAGGTAGGAAAGAGAGATTACGGTGTAGAAGCCATGTTAAGCCGATACGAGATAGCTTTACAAGATGCAGTAGCACGCATTAAACATCTAAGAAAGATAGGTGTTGAGATAGATGAAGTACATTTGGTAGGAATGGGTGACCTCACAGAAAATTGTTCTATGAATTACTTTGACAGTCAGCCTTTCAATGTCGAGTTATCACTGATTGAGCAATACGCATTGGCTAGGAATATGATATTCAATACAGTTGAAACATTCCTACCTTTAGTAGATAAGATTATCTTGACAGGATGTCCAGGAAATCATGGGGAGATGACTCGTAATTCTAAAGGCGGGGTGTTAACAAGTAGATTAGATAACTCTGATACCATGCACTTACAAATAATGCAGGAGATATTTGATGCTAACAAAGAAAGATACAAGAAAGTGAAAGTAGAAATCCCAGATGGATTTCACGTTACAACTACCGTCAAAGGAATAACCTGTAGCTACACGCATGGTCACATGGCAGGAGGCTCGGGTGGTAATCCTGAAACTAAGATAGAGAATTGGTGGAAAGGACAGATGTATGGTTTTCTTCCTGCTATGAACTCAAAGATTTTAGTGACGGGTCATTATCACCATTTTCGTGCTAAACAACAAGGTGATAGGACTTGGTTTCAGTGTGGAAGTTTAGATAAGAGCATTGACTTTACGGAAAGGACAGGGCTTTGGTCTCATCCAGGAGTATTAACATTTACTATAAATAAAAAAGGTTGGGATAACTTAAAAATCCTCTGAGTTGTACTCTTTCATATTGTACATATCAGGTGTGTCCTCATCATAACTTAGATTAGGTAAATCAAATCTTGAAAACTTAGGTTTCCTTAATGGTCTTAGTTTCCATATAACATTATCTACATCAACTGTGTTTAAGTCAGAACGATTTAACCATTTTGTTGCACTAAGTTTTACTTTCCAACTGCTACAATTATTAATTAAATCTGTTACTTCGGCTATTTGTTTAGCTGTTGCTTTTATCATTCTTCCTCTTGTTGTACAGCATTTTGTGTAACGAACAAAGGTTTTGGTGGAATGATTGCTTTGATTTCATTCCTACCTTGTTCATCTACAAACATAATCGTTTTGAAAGCTCCTCTTTTCTCAAGCTCTGCTAACAAAACACCTATGGCTGCATCACTTACTGATATATCACTCATATACTCTCCTCTATCTCTATTCTTTCTTTGGCAAAATTAAAATAATCTTCATCTAATTCTATACCAATGAACCATCTTTTCAACCTATTACATACAACCCCAACAGTTCCTGTTCCCATAAAAGGGTCAAGTACTACATCACCAGGTTTGGTAAAGTTATGTAATATCTTTTCAACTAATTCTTCTGGAAAGACAGCTCCGTGTTCTTTGTTGAGTTTCTTTCCTCTTTTAATATCCCATACATTAGACAATGTACCTCTGTCAAATGTAGCTGTGTCAAACTTTCTGGATATTGCGTTATCTTTGTCAAATACAAGTATTACTTCATACTGACTATTCAATACTTTCTCTCCCATAGCAGGTTGTGCGTTTACCTTGTTCCAAATGATTACTTCTTTAATCTGTTCATTAAACTCTCCCATTAGTTTGAACAATGCTCTCTTGTTACCTGTTAGGAACTGAACATTATAAAATACTAAGTCAGAAATTTGTAGCAAGTAATGTATTACTTCTTTATTAAATTCATAGTATTCTTCCATACTTAGGTCATCAGAAAAGTTTTTATATTTAGTTGATATTTTACTTTTTTCAGTTCTTTTTAGATACTTACCATATTTAATTCGTAAATTCATATTGTATGGTGGACTTGTTATGGTTGTATGCACCTGTCCAACAAACATATCTTCTTTCATATACTCTAAACAATCGCCATTGTATAAGCTACTTTTCATAGTATCTTCGCATAATGTTCGTGTAGGTATCCTACTTCTTTCATAGTCTTATTGTTGTTATCAAAATCTGTGGTCTTAGGTTGTTCCTTAAACTCCCAACCAAAGTCATAGCCAACATTAATTAAATCTGTTACTTCGGATATTTGTTTAGGTGTTGCTTTCATTATTCCTCTTCTTTTTTGGTTAGCTTATCTACTTCTTCCTTGCTTAAACCTTTGAACATTTCTTCCAAATCTTCCTGTGATGGTGTATCATCTTGTTGACTTTCAATTGCCATCATATTGATATTGTAATCTTTTACGAATTGTTCAATTAAACTATCTATCCTAGATATATTGGGCTTTTTCCCTGTTAACAAACTTCCACAAGCATCTGATAATTCCATAGACCACTCTTTCATTATTTGTGCTTCTGAAAATATGTTACCTTTCTTCTTCTTATTTCTTTTATTCATGATTAAAACACACCTTTACTTTCATTTTCTAGTTCTTCTTTTGTTTTTAATACTGCCATACAGTACTTTTCTTCGTACTTGTGAGATATAACAGGGTCTTGTAGTTTGTACTTATAAACACAGACTAAATCGTCATCTTGATAGATAAGTGTCCTATCCTCATAAGAAAGAGGACACTCATCTTTAGTTGTTATCTTACATCTCCTATCCTTTGGTGCAGGTTTAGAAAAATCATAATCAGGAAATTTCTTCTCCAACTTAGCTCTAAGTTTATCCACATCAAAGGATATAGGTTGTAAATCTTCTTCTGATGACATTACTAAACCTTGTCTTTCCAGTTAGTAATTATTTCACTAGCAATACCACCTGTGATATTCCCGTCTCCATAAAGTTTTTTTAATTCTGCAAGACCGTCTATGTTATTATCAGTTGCTTTTCTAATAATATCGTTAACCCATTTCATTTGATTAACACTTGCAGGATTTTCTTTCCACTCATCACTCATTTCTTCATCACCTCCCTCATCTAGTTTATGTGATACATCTGTTGGCTCTCCGAATACATTACTTATAGCTGAAGTATCATCAGTAAACGGTGCTTCTAAATCATCATTATAAGCATTCAAAAGTACTTCAAATTTGTCCATGAAAGTACCCATTTGATTTGCATTCCAATCTTCTACATCTTCAGGTAGTCTCTCACTACTGTCTACTTCTTTGACTAGATGTTGGTATGCTTTGTTTTGGATTTCCACTTTTAATTTTTCATCTTTAACCATTTGGCTCATAAAATAATTAAGTTGTTCTCCAACAGATTTAACTGTATTTCCCTGTTTAACTTCAGAATTTTTTGAAGCATCAGGTTTTGATTGTTTAGCATCTTCTTTGCCAAACCATTCAACTTCTTCCCCTGTCCACAAATGGAGTCCAATTCCAAATCTCATGGCACATCTTTTTATTCCGTCACTTGCAACTAGCTTTAGTAGTTCGCTTTCAGTTCCGAAGTTCTTTTTGTCGTTTTGGTTAACATCTCCTATTTCCTCCATAGGACTTTTAAGTCCGTCAATAGACATACTACAAATAGCACCCTCTATCTCTCCGTCTTTGTTTCTTATAACCTCTTTAATAACATAGTTCCACTTTCCAGGTACTACTTCATTCAATCTTCTTGTTATTAAATGATGAGGAACATAGCTACCAAATTTTCCTTTTGGTGCAGGTTGTATTTCCTCTTTACTAAACGGTCTTGTTAACTGTTCATAAGTTTCCTTATTCATTTCCATTGCTATCCTCCTTTGATAGTATCTTGTACACTCTTTGCCTTGTTAATCCAAGCTCTTCTGCAACTTTCGTAACTTTCCAATTCATTTCGTTAATAAGAAATTCCATAAGTTTTTTTCTTTCACTTGTTAAAAATTTCTCCTCTAACTCATTGTCTCTTAAACCCTTTTGTATCTTTTCAGTTGCGTGTTTAACTATCCCGTCTGACGCATTGCTAGTTAACTCAACATTGAATATGATAGTTGTCTTACTTTCGTTCATCTTCCTCCTCTAATAACTATTCTGTGTAAGAATAATGTCTCCAATTTCTTTTTGTACGATTATTGGTTTTCCCTCCTCTAATACTGATATTAGAAAGTGGTTAAACGGGAAGTCTCTCAATCTCGTTATTAATTTTGAGACTTCCTCTCGGCTCTCACAAGAAAATTTTTCTTGCTTTCCGTCTATGCTCGTACTTATTATTGTGAACATCTATTTACTATGTTAATAGCTATTTGCTAGTTTGTAAAGAGTTTAAGGTCTTCATTTGGCTTTGATATTAGCCTAAAACTACTGTCTTTTCCTCCTCCAATAGTTTCTACAATCCACCCGTCTTTTCTTAAATTAAATAGAATGCCACCATGTCTTGTCATTCTTAGGTCAAAAACAAGTTCATAGTTAGCTAAAGGTTTATCGTTTCTGAAAGTTGTTAATACCCATTCGTAAAGTTCTCTTTGTGTTTTAAGTTTATCTTTAGGTACTTCCACATCTCTAAATAAATCTGTGCAGTATTGACTAATTGCCATAGTTTTGTTCCTCGTTATAAACATTTATTTCTTTTAGAAGAAACTTGTTTACTTCTGTTAAGTTCTTGAATGAATATATCTTATCGTTTGCAATACTCATTCCCTCTTCTTCCCACTCTTTAAGAAGTTTTTTTAAGTTAGGTTTAGTATCTTGATAATAACCAACTGTTCCACCATAACATTTAAGTATATGTATCATTGTCTTTGTTTTCTTTCTATATCTTGTATATGTATATCCATTAATCTTTTTTGTACAACTAATGTGTTACACAAATCACAACATATACCTGAAGAAAGTGGCTCTGCGTTATGGCTTTTACCTTTTATTTCTCTTTCACAAATACTACATTCTTTAACTTTCATTCTTCCTCCTAGCATCTCTTATGCTATTAACCACACTCATAATAAAACTAACTACGAGTATCATGGCTATCCAATGTTCCATTATTCTTCCTCCTCCTTAATATTCTGTTTACTCTTCCACATATAATGATGAATGGCTTCCTGATTTTGTGAAAAATAATCTTTCATTCCTCCTCCTCCTTTGGTTTATCTATTAATATCAAATCATTAACATCAATTATGTCATTTAATAGTTCAACATTCTGTATGGTGTACCACTTATCATCATCATCAACTAAAGTAATATCCCATATAACTGGATTATTAGCCATTATTCTTCCTCTCTTGTTTCTTCTACATCTAATCCTGATGTAGTTTCTAAATGTTCTATCCAGTCACTACCACTCATAGAGTGAACAAAATTCTCTGCGTCCTCATAGTTCTCTCCCATAAAACGAACCTCAACTTTGTATTCGTATGCCATTATTCTTCCTCCTCCACATAAGTTGATTCAATGGTAGGAGATAAAGTTATATCAAAGAAGTCAATATCATCAGACTTCATCTTAAATACTTTTTTTGCTATTGCAGTTCTCTCTTGTTCTGTTAATCCAGGATTATAAGGAACATAAAAACTAGCATTAACTTTCTGTAACCATACTTTATCCATTTAACCTCCTAAGTAAAAGATTAGTACTAATAATATTATTTGTCAACAACTATTTCCATAAATATAAGGAAGACTATCCGTAACTTTTAACTATGGGCTTAGACAAATAGCTACGGTAGTCTCCCAGTACTGTATAAACAAAGGGGTAGTTTATACATATTTATAGATAGCTTGAAGACAACTAGCTTACTTACTCCACGACAGCAAAACATGTGGCTTACCTATGCATAGTCCGTTTATCTCTAAACGATAAATGTCTGCGTCCGTACTTAAACTAAGACTGTTCAGCCGTTGTCTTCAAGCTACCTACTTATGTAGGAAGTAGTTTTACTTACTACCTCCTACATTAGTTGCGTCATTTCTGACTAGCCAATTATGAATGTGCTTTGCTAATCGCTTTGCACCTCTATCATTCGGCTCTATATCGTTGAAGTAACAAGTTTCATCAAATATGTTTCGTGTTTCTAACACATCAACATAGTTAAATTCACTAGCTAGACGGTATATTCTATCGTTCCACATAGATACAACTGTTTCACAGATATTATCTATATCTTGATAGCTATTAAAGTCATAAGCCATGTTCCCGTCATAACAGGTCAATAGCAAAAACTTCCTGCCGTCTTTTTTCAACTGTCCTATTACAGTTTTGTATGCGTCTATATTATTGTCTAGTTGTCTATTTAGAAGTCCGAATAAATCGTTAATTTCTAAATCCTTTGCCAATAAAGGCAACGCATTTTGTAATAAGTCGTTTCCTCCTGCCGATATAACAATATAATCAGATTTGTCATTCGCTTTATCGCAACTGCCAAGCACATCATATATCGTATATCCGTCAACACTTTGGTCGTTGACTAAATCTTTATTGCGTTTTCCGTTAGGAAGTAGCTCTAAGATATAATCTACTGTATTTTTCTTAGACTTAGTATAGCTATCACAATCTAGCACACTATCCCCAAGAAAAGATACAATCGCCTTTTCGTTAACTTTTTGGGAGGTTGTTAACCAATTTCGTAACGGTTGCGTCTTTGCAACGCTATCAAATTGGCTCATATCCTTATTGTTTCCTGGATTAAGGTTATTTACGATACCGTTTTCGTCTGTTTCGTAACTATAACCTGTCCATTCGTCAATGTATGGGTCGTTTTGGTAATCCAAAATTTCCCCCCTTTCTTTCTTAACCAATGCTACCTACTATAGATAGCTTGTAACACACAAGGAAAATTGATATTGGTACAAAGGAGCCAGTCTATGAGTAACTGGTTAAATATCCTCACAATTTTTACCTCTCAAACCCTATGTGCTACAAGCTACCTACTGCTTATAGGTTTAACGAAACAGGGTTAAAGTATCACTTAACCTAATCGCAGTAGATAACCTAATCATTATATAACTGTTGTCGTTATATGTTGACTATTTCTTTATTTTTTTCAAATCCACATGCTTCCATGAATTTATCATGGTTAAAGTTAGCATTCATGTCTTTGAATTTATCAGCTAGTTTCAATGTAAGATAAAAAAGTTCTTCTTCCAACAAATCTCCTTGAAACAAATCCTTTTCCTCTTTCATGCTCTTTATAACTTCTGCAATAGCTCTAAAGTGCTTTCTAGTCATTCTCTCACCCCCTACTTTGTAATCTTTTGCTTATATATGTTAAGCTATCCCAATTTTCTTTATCTCCAATATTATCCATATACTCCAATGCTTGAAGTTCAGCACCCTTTTTCCCCATATCGGTTATAATATCAAAATAGAACATACCTTTTTCCCCTATTTTTCTATAAAAGTAAATATATCGCCAAGTATTTTTATTCATTCTTCCTTTCCTTTTTAATATTCTGTATCTTGAATGAATCCAACTTTATTTCCATTCAGGTCATACAGATTTATGTAATCTTTTTCTTTAATCTCTGGTACATATCTTGTTAATATTCTTTGAACTTCAAAGATTCTATCATTACCAAAGGCTTCATTACCTGTATCTATTTCTATATTAATTATCATTCTTCCTCCTCTATTACTATCTTTGAATTTGGTCTATTCAGCAAGCCTTTCTCTGCTATCCTATCCCAAACTTCTCTATCGTATCCCAACATACTCTTAAACTCTGCTCTCTTATCAGACTTCCTGGAGTGATAAATATGTCTAAGTTGAGATACGGGAGTTTCTTCCCAATTTTCTTTCCTCTTCTGCTTATCTCTTTCTTTTTTACGCTCTAACTCATGTGCATTAGGTTTTCGCTTAGCATTCTTTAACCTCTGCTTAGCTCTACTTTCATCATTGCACCAATAAACTATGGTTGTAGGAGATACTGCAAAGGATAATGCTAGTTCTCTGTTACTGAATCCTAACTTCTTCAGCTCTCTTATGTCATTAACATCTTGTTGAGTTAGCTTGTATCTCTTATCCTTTAAGCCGTAACCATGCATTATACTTCTTCTCCTTTAGCAAGTTTCTCCAGTTGTCCTAATGTAATCTTAAAACTCATTAATCGGCTTCTTTGATGTCCATAGGAACATGCCTTGTTGCATAGGTATTCTTCGTTACCATGCTCATGAGTATATTGGTACATGTTCGCATCAGTGTCATAATCCAATACATCTTCACAGTAGGCACACCCCTCGTCATCAGATTCATTAAAGTAGTTCTCTACTTGCTCATAACCTTTACCGAGTTCGCCTGACTCGTTTAGTTTCTCCAGTTCAGCAATGTCAATTATTCTTTTATCTAATATCTTCTGCCAATCTTTTTTATTCATGTCATCAACATTCTTCATGTTTAGACCTCCCTTTTTTGATACTCCTTATAAGTATCTATCAGCACTCCGTGAACGGATACGAAGTGCTGTTAGATAATTACTTATCCTAATGGCTCGTTACAATTCTCGCATGTGTAGTCGCTAAGGTAGATAAAATCCCCTGCGTCTTCCAATACTTCTCCAGGTATTGCTGTCATACAGTTCATGCAATCTAATCCACTAGACTTATCTAGTTTTAAGTCTTCGTCTTTTAGTCCTGTAATACTTTGATAAAATTCTCTATCTCCGTACATCTTCACTCCTTAGATTCTCTAGATTCTCTATAGATGCATCTATCCATGATTGAATACACTCTTGAAAATCATCTCTTGCACCGTACTTATCGCAATACCACTTGCTCCACTCGGGACTTTTAAGCTCCGTTGTATTAAGCACAGTATTGAAGTAGTGTACGATACCATCTTCGTCTGCAATATACCAATCAGCTCCGTTGAAGAATCTTAAAGTTCCTCCCTTTGCCTTTAGCAATTGTATTCTCTTTAGTGTAAGAAAGTTCATTTCTTAACTCCTTTGTTTATTCAGTACTTATGTACATGCTACTACCTATCAGTTTTAATGTCAACAACTGTTGATACTAATATCCGTCTAGTTCCTAAGTATTTAATAGGGGAAGAGTTCTTAGATTGATTAGTTTAACTTACCGTAGCCTGTTCTTAATCAAAACGGGTACATAACATAGGCATTGTGTGTACATACATAGTCAATTGATAATGCTTGCGTGTAATACTAGGTTTTTTCGTTCTCCAATTCGTGCTTGAATGGTTGTGTTTCAAGGCGTCAGGGTTAAATCGGCACTCCCTCTTTCTATACAGTACAACCTCTTAGAATATGCTGTTAACAGGTACTACATATAGTGGTACTACATGTGGTATGTACCATATAGTGTATCTATTATATGCTTGCTTAACTGCTCCTGAGGGATTTTTCCATAACAGGCTTATAGGGAAGACCCTAAAAAAGAAATATGAGTGAAATTCTTTCGGTAGCCTCGGGTAGTTGGTTTGTGTTTCTACTGTATCGTATTACCGATTCCAACCTTTTGTACTCCTGATGTCCTCTTCACCTGTACTACCTAATTAAATAACACTATTTAATAACTTGTATATTACCAGAACCATGACTAAAATCAAATTAACTAAATTCTAGGATTTCTATCCTTTGTTTAGCCTCCTTTCAGTACGATAACCAATCTGCCCTCTAGCAATAGAGGGTTGGCTCTAAAATGGGGGTGACCAGGTTAGATTTTTGACAGGCAACTGCCAAGGATTAACGCAGGTTCAATTCCTGCCACCTCCACTTTAGGGACGGTTATCATACTGATTAGAAAAAATTTTTTTTTAGCCACCTATGTTATAGTATGTATATGCCTTATACAAAAACAGGAAAAAAGAAACGCTATCCTTCTAAAAGAAAATCTAGAAGATAGTTATGACAGAAAATCGTAAAATCTGCTTTGCAGCAGGTTGCAAAAGACTACTCCCCAGGGGACGTAGGAAGTTTTGCAGTGACAAGTGTTCTAATAGAATACACATGCAGAAAAAAAGAGCTGCTAAAATAGGAAAAGAGTGGAAACAGGATGAAGAGACACTTACTATTCCTAGCGAGATTGAAGCTAAGAGAAACGTACAGAGCCGTAGAGGAACGGTCTATAAGGATATTGTCGAGTCAGGTCTGGCACAAGATATTCTTGATAAGAAGAACACAATCGCTGATGTTGCTAAGCTCCTTAAAACAACTTCTGGAGCAGTATCAATGGCGTATTCTGCTTTCCTGGAAGATAAACAGATTAAGCAGGCTCAGGATACCTGGTCACTACCTCCTGTCGCAGCAGAGACACTCAAAGACTTCTCAAAATTCAGAGACAGATATTTCCTAACAGAACAAGGTTTACCATACGAAACTCCCAAATTTCATCTAAAGTGGATAGACGCACTTTTAGAATCATTAGACGAAGGTGGACAACAAATGATACTGTCACCTCCTCGTCATGGCAAGACAGAGCTACTAATACATTTCACCGTATGGTTGATTTGCAAAAATCCAAATATAAGAATTTTATGGGTAGGTGGAAATGAGGAGATTTCTAAGAATAGCGTTGGTGCTGTACTCGACACTCTCGAAAACAATGAGCTTCTTATTGAGGAAATCTGCGGACCTGGTAGAAGTTTTAAGCCAACGTCTAGAACTGGTAAGACCTGGACACAAAATCAGTTTACCGTGGCTACTCGTACTGTGTCTGGTATTAAATCACCTACGATTGTTGGGCTTGGAAGAGGTGGAAAAATTCTTTCAAGAGATTGTGACCTCATTATCTGTGATGATGTCGAAGACCACAGTTCTACTATGCAACCTGCTTCACGAGAGAACACTAGAAATTGGTGGACAACTACATTGTCAAGTCGTAAAGAAGACCATACTGCCGTAATAGTTATAGGCTCTAGACAGCACCATGATGATTTATACCACCATCTTTTAGATAATGAATCTTGGAAAACAATAGTAGAAGAGGCACATGATACAGGGTGTACGTTACCTGAATGGAACGAAGAAGAACATCAAGAGTGTATGTTGTGGGAAGGTAAGAGAAGTTTTAATTGGTTAATGGATAGAAAGAGAGCAGCAGAAACTACAGGAGGTAGAGCCATATATGAAATGGTGTATCTTAATGTAGCTATGCCTGATGGACTATCCCTATTTGATAGAGAAGAGATTGAGGCATGTAGAAATCAAAGAAGAGCCATAGGACATATACCTCCTCATTCTCAACTTATTGCAGGATTAGACCCTGCCTCAACAGGGTACCAAGCTGCGTTTTTATGGGCTTATGAAAGAGGGAATAATATCATGTACATGGTGGATATGAATAATAGTCTAGGTGGAGGGATACCTCAAGCACTAGACATGATTAAAGAGTGGTTTCTAAAATACAATTGTTCCCATTGGGTTATAGAAGAGAATGGTTTCCAGAAAGCTATTAGACAAGATAGAAGCATAAGAGAGTTTGCATCAAGTCATGGTATCTTCCTGGAAGGACATGAAACATACGCAAATAAATTTGACCCTGTTTATGGTGTTACTGCAATGCGACCTTTATACCAAGAACAACTTATAGACTTACCGTACCAGACTTTAGATGCACAGGAGAAAGTAAATCTTCTAACAAGCCAGTTAGTGTACTTCTCTAGTGCAAAAAATAAGTCCAAGACAATTGGTACAAAAACTGATATAGTTATGGCTAGTTGGTTTCCTATGAGGGCAGTAAGGCGTTTACAAAAAGAACGTCTCGCAGAACTAGGTACCGACTACAAACCAAGCTATACTAATTATGAAGTAAGTAATATAGATAGCGATATTTGGAGATAAATTGCCATACACAGGAGAAGAACTTTTTCACAAAGTAGCAACTTTGAGGAACATGAATCAAGATGCTGCTATTGATAGGAGTAGAATAAGAGATATATTGAATGGTGGACAAAATGGTGTGAAAGCACTATTGGGTGAGAAGTCAGGATTAGAGTTTGCAGAACTACCTGCACCTAACTTGATGCTATCTGCTTTAGATAGATTTGCACAGAAATTAGGCAGAACTCCTGATTTGAAAATTGATGTTTTTAATGAAAAAGATTCAGAGAGAAGTAAAAAGAAAGCAGAAAAACTAGAGAGAATAGTTCATGCTTTAGACAAAAATCAAAAACTACATTTACAATTACCTCAAGTTGGTAGATGGATGCCAGGTTATGGTTTTGCAGTCTGGGTTATAGGCTATGAAGAAATAAACGGAGAACCATATCCTTGTGCAAAATTAAGAGACCCTTTCAAATGTTATCCTGGTTATTTCGGCAACGACCAACAACCTGAAGAACTTGCAATTATACAGCAAGTACCACATGAAGTTTTAGCAAAACAATATCCAAGTGCTAAATCAATAATATACGATACTGAAGATGCACAACAATCAGCACTTGGAATGGTATATACAGAACGTAGTGAGTCTTGGGCTAATTCCAGTGGACAAGGCAAGGTGGTTGTTGAATACATGGACAAAGAAGGAACGTATGTTTTTCTTCCAGAAAATAAAAAAATTATAGACTTTATGCCTAACCCATTAAAAAGTGGTCCTTGTTTTGTTGTTGCTAAGAGATTTTCATTTGACCAGATGCAAAGTCAATTCCATCACATTATCGGACTTATGGCTAATATGGCTAAAATTAATATTCTCGGAACAATTGCTATGGAAGATGCTGTGTTTACAGAGACCAATATTATTGGTGAAATAGAATCAGGTAAATATAGGAAAGGCAGATTTGCTGTAAACTATTTGACACCAGGTTCTCAAGTACAGAAACCTGTAAACAATCTCCCATATCAATTATTTCAACAGGTGGATAGATTAGAAAGACATTTACGATTAGGTTCTGCTTATCCTGTCTCTGATGATGGTCAATCTCCGAACTCCTTTGTGACTGGAAGAGGTCTGGAAGAACTAGGTCAATCTGCATCTATGCACGTAAGAGAATATCAATCAGTTATATCTGACGCTTTACAGGAAGTAGATGCTAAAAGATTAGAGTATGATGTTGCTTTGTTTGGAAAGAAAAGAAAACCAATAGCAGGATACTTAAAAGGTACTGCGTTCAAAGAATCTTATACTCCTGAAACTGACATAGCAGAAATGTACACAACAAGACGAGTGTATGGAGTTATGGCAGGGTTTGATGAACCACAGAAAGTAATAACAGGACTGCAATTAAAACAACAGGGTATTATAGATACACAAACCTTACAAGAAAATCTTGATGGTTTAGAAAATATAACTGCTATTCAACAAAGAATAAATGCAGAAAAAGCAGAGACAGTATTGTTTGAATCTCTTATGGCTCAAGCTGCAGAAGGAAATCCTCAAGCAACAATGGCAGCTATAGAGATAAGAAAAAATCCTCATAAAATGTCAGAGATATTAGATAAATACTATACAGCACAAGGAGAAGAGCCAACACCTGAAGAGTTGGCAATGATGGGAATGGGTGGACCTCAAATGCCTATGGGACCTGGAGGAGGATTACCAGGTATTGACCAAGTGTTAGGAACTTTAGGACAGCAAGGAGGACCTCCAGGTGGATGAACAAGAAGTATTAGAAAAGTTTATGGACATGATTAACCAGGAAGATTGGTCATCAGAAGAGATATTTACAGGAGATAACATTCCTTTAGAAAGTAGGATGCTTATAGCAACTTACTTACTTCCAACTCCTCTTCCTAACTATTTTTTACATATTGACGTTGGATATGAATACAACCCAGACTTAGGAAGGGATATTTATGGCGACTAAATACAATAGAGGAAGAAAATCTAAAGGATTAAAAGAAGCAACAGATATGACAGGTGGAGGTGCTTACGCTGACATTGTTGCTCCTCCAAGAAAAGAAGGAGACCCAACAGGTCAATCAAAAGCATTGTCTGAACAGGCAGGTGCAATAAGCCCAGTTCAAGAAGGTATGCCTGCTGCAGGCGGTATGCCAAATATAAGGGGTATGTCACCTATTAATTTAGGAGGACCAACACAAAATATTAGTGAGCCTAATACTTCAGGGATACCTTTAGGTCCAGGTGATAATGGTGCTAATCTAATACCAACTGATACCGTAGATAATTTTATATGGGCTGCCAGGGAACAATTTCCAGACCCTATTTGGGATGAATTACTTGAATCATAATGGATTACAGGGTACAGTTCTTCGCACCTTCGTTGCTAAAGGAAGCAATAGCTGAAAGCAACCAAGCTAATAAAAATGAAATAAATCAATTTAGAAGAAACATATCTTCTGATGTAGCTGAGAGAATAGCTAATATTTCACATAGTTATCCAACTCTAGATAAAAGGATTGCTGTTTATGGTGCGTTATCAGGACTTGATGCTGATGATGATACTACTTTACGACTTGCTCAAAGACAACAAAAGGCTTTAGAGAAACAACAAAGAAGCATTAGGCAACAAAAAGTTAATCCTCTCAAGAGAGCAACACAACTTAGCTTCTTAGCTTTAGATGCACCTTTTCAAGATATATCACAAAACTTCAAATCTACTGTAGTAGCAGCTCAAGAAACACAAACTCCTTTATCAAAAGCTGTTTTAGGTAATTTAGGAACTGCATTGATACCAGGAGAAGCTATGAGTGAAGCAGCTAGAACTTCAATGTTTGGACAAGAATTTACTGATGTATGGAAACAAACAAAAGAGTCTTATGGAGATACTGAGTTTAGAAGGGTAAGAGATGAGATGAAAGCAGGTAATCCTATTAATTTAGGTTCAGGTATAGCACCTCAATCTGTTCCTTTAGAAGATACTGATACATACAGAAAAGAATTAAAGCTAGGTAGTAGTCCTACAGAAGCCTATGAAAGAGCCAGACAAGTGTATGGAACACCAATCACCGAAGAATTTGAAAGAGACGAGTATAGATATAAATACACGACTCCATCTGGAGAAAGAATACCTATATCTCCTGGTCGTATAGTTGCAGGACAATTTAGTCAAGAAGGAGATATTTCTTATGCTTTAACCAGTACGATTATTGACGGTGCTTTTAGGTTAGGTGCAGACCCAATTAACTTGCTTTTAGGATATGGTTCTGGAATTAAGACTGCAGGACAAAAAATAGTATCAAGAGCTGCAGTTGATGATTATGTGAGGAATACACCCCTTATTAAAAGAAGTCTGAGAACATTATCACCTGGAAAAAAAGGTAAAGAAGCAAGAAAATTTACATTCGGTAAAACTGCAGAAGAGATATTAGAAAGTAAATGGGGTGACGATTTTATAGATGCTTTAACAAAAAATGATTCCGTATCAAGATTAAGAGACATACCTACATTTCAAAAAGTAGATGCAGGGGTTTTAAGATTACTAGCTCAAGTTAAACATAAAGAATCTATGAAAGAGATTGTTAAGAGCTTATTAAAACATGGTGATTTATCCGATTTAATGGTTGCACCGTACTCAGGACAATTTGTTGGTAAAGAGATAGCTGAAGCTGCTGCTCAAACTCCTTTGACAAAACTTCCAATGAGAAGAATGGTTGTATCAGACTTGGCGGATACTTTAGCTAAGAAATTTGCAGGTGAAAGTATAGACATAGCACCATTAAGAAAAACAATAGGTGCCTTATTAGGAAAAATGAAAAATGACCCATTCGCAGGTGTCGTTGGTATGGGGGGTATATTAAGAAATGCTTTACCTAAATCAGCTAGGTTATTTAGGTTAGCACCTAGTAAGTTTGCTTCTCTTAAATACTTACAAGAAACAGTAGAAAATATTGATGGTCTGTTAGTGACAATGGGGGAAAGTAATGAATCAAGAGATAGGTTTATTGCAGGAGTATTAACAGCAAAAACAGGAGATGATTTAGTAAAAGTTGTACAACAAATGAATAAAAAAATAGTTAAATTCATTCAAAAAGAAAACCCTGATATATCTGATGTAGATGCAGAAATATTAACTGAGGTAGTTAATGTCCAAGCATCAACACACCAGGCAACAAGAAAATACTATTACGATAAAGATGGATATGCTATGGCTTTTCCAGGAACCAAATGGGAAAAAATTACTAAAGAAACTATAGAACAAGCAGTTGAGGCAGGAAGAGATGCAGATACAATATTACATGAATATCACGCCCTTCCAACACCATTGGGTATAGGACAGTTTGCAGAACATTTCATACCATTAATGGATTATCAAGAACTAGCAAAAGCTGCAGCTAGTCATAGAAGACTTGTTGGAAGAGACCAAACAAAACTAAGAATGTTAGTATCTGATGTTTGGAATAAACCAGATGTTTCACTAACTAAAAAAATACTTACACAAGCTAAATTACCTAAGAGAGGATTTACAAAAAATTACAAAACAGGGAAAACATCTTTAGCACCGAAAAATATGTTGGAGTATGTGTATAGCGACTATTTAGTTAATAGGTTATTAAAACCTACATGGATGTTGAGGTTAGCCTTGGCTGTGAGGGTTCCAGGAGAGGAATCTGTTCGTATTGCTTTCAATGGTGGTCCAAGTGTATTTAGACATCCTGCGTTATTAGCTTCGTTAAAAGGTATGCCTGAAACATTAGGTGTTGGAAGATTTAGAGTTAAATTACCTAAAAAACCAAAATCAATACAAGTAAAAGGAAGCATGGGTGAGGAGTTATTCGCTACAAGAATATTTGATGATGAGATAGATTCAGTAGCAGAATTAATAGGAAATCCTGAACTAAAAGAAAAAATAACACGTCTTGGATATGACGAAATAGAGAAAGTTATAAAGACTATGAGACTAAATGTAAATCCTGCAGGACAAGTAGGAGAGAGCTTTTTGGCTTCTTTCTTAGATGGTAACACCATGACAGACTTTGCTTTTGATGAAATTGTAGGAAGTGATATGCGTAAACTAAAAACACAAAGACTTAATGATGCTGACATAGAAGACATAATGGGTCCTCTAAAAAGTAGAATTGGACAACAGATAGAAGGAACACTCACAGGAAATGATTTTATATATCCAAGAGTACCTGTCGCTAAGTCTGCAAAAATACCAGAAGGTAGCAGTTCTATATCCATAGCACCGTATAAATCAACAAAAAGAGAATGGGATTCCACTGTTTTCTCTGAAGGTATAGATAATGTTGAGGGAATTATAAGAAAATATATTAATGACCCAGAGATAAAAGCATTGTTAAGAAAAGAGGGACATGTATTACAAGTAATAAATACTGATGGAGTTTTACAGTTAAATGTCGGTGTTAATTATGTAAATAAATTATCAGGAAGTAAAGATGCACAGCAAGCATTAATTAATGCTTTAACTGTAGCTATAAAGGGACATGCAGATTCTGTTTACTTAGATGATTCAGTTGTAAAATTAATAGCTAGTGACAGTCCAATTAATAATCTACTTACACCTACACGAGACTCAAGTATATGGAAATTAAAGGTGTATAACAAATCAGTTGGAGATGTTATTGATATGGATACTCAAGTACATAGAGAAATACTTGAATACATGTTTGATAGTAACTTTAGGACAGCAAGAGCAATTATTTCTAAAAAAGGTGGTTATGCACAAGCTGCACCTTCAGGTTCATTCTTTAATGCTGACAACTATTACAAACAAGCAATGGCAGAAAGTACCTTAATGAAAAGATTTAGACCAAATTCTTCTAACCGTGGTGATTTAGTAGATTACGATATGGCATGGAAAACAGATGCTGAAGGAAACGTTACAGACGATTTTTGGAGTGGTTGGATACACGATATGATAAATAGAGCATCAGACCCTCTATATGTTGTAGTTGCAAGAGATGGTGTGGATGGTGCTTTAGAATATTTTACAAAGACATCTCAAGGAAAAAGATATATAGATGATTTGATTAGAAATTCTGATGACCCACAAATTAGACAAAAGTATTTAAGCACCGAAGAAGGAATTAGAAGGTGGTTAGAATCTGCACAATATGAAATAGCTAGATTACAAGGAAATAATACAAGAAAAATATTTGGAAGTAATAATAGACCTATATCAGAAGCTCAGGCTAGGCAAATAATGTTCAAAGAAGGTGGGGAAATACTCTTTCCTAGATATGAAGCTGATTTATCCGAAAGTTCTAAAAAGATTAAAGACTTTATTGCTGACGGTGGATTCTTAGAGGGAGAGGATTGGCTAGAACTAGCTGAAAAATGGTCAGTTGCTAATTCTAGTAACCAAAAATATCAAAAGAATTTTATGAATAAGATGAAAAAGCTATTCAAAGAAGAAATTCAAGTTTTGGGTTTTGGACCAAAGAGACAGGCATTTAATAGAAATCCTCAATTTACTAGTATGGGAGAAGCTACGGGTTCTGTTATACAGAAATGGGATGACATGATAGGTACAGGGTACAGTAATTTACTGGCAAAACCTTCAGATTACTTAAACAGAGACCCATTGTTTAGATGGTCTTTTTATACTCTAGCAGAAGACATAATTCCTCTTATGACAGATGATGTTAAAAAAGAGTTTCTAGTTGGTGCTAAACCTTGGGTAGAGGGAAGTAGTCTGTGGGATGATTTAGTTAGAGCATCAAAAATACCAGAAGGTGAAAACTCTGTAACCTCATTAGAACAAGCAGAAACATTGCTTAAATACAAAGCTATGGAAGAAGTAAAGAATGTTTTATATGCAAGTAGTGATAGGCATGTATTGTCTGATGTTATGTCTACGTATGTACCTTTCCCTGAAATATGGCAAGAAGTCTTTAAGACTTGGGGTAAATTACTTGTAGAAAATCCTGCTAAATTCAATAGAACAAGAATAGCTATTGACAGAGGGAAAGAAGCAAAGCCTTGGGATACAGACAATGCCTTCTTTGAAACTGACCCTGTTACAGGGGAGTTGATGTTTAATTATATAGATGTTATGAATGTTATGACATTCGGTATAACAACTATACCAGGTCAATTAGGGTTTAGACCATTACAGAGTGGATTGTTAGGAGAAGACTTAACAGATGAAGGTGTGAGAGTAAAACCTTATGGATTCTTAGAAGGTCTTAACCTTATTGCCGCAAATGGTTTCTCTCCTGGTTTTGGTCCTATTGTTACAGTACCGTATAAGGTATTTTCAAAACTATTGACGTTTCCTCGTTTTATGTCTGATTTTCTATTAGGAAACTTTAATCAACCTGGTGGTTCTACAAACTTATTGGATGAATTGCCTGGTTATGCGAAATCATTTCTTATGAAAAATCCATTTGCTAAAGGTACAACAGAAGAGATAGATGCTTCTTACGCAAAAACAGTAATGGATATATATATGCTTTATTACTATGCAGGAAAATGGGACCCTGAAGATGAAGAGTCTATGAAGATTGCTTTACAGGAAGCAGAGGCAGTAGCAGCTAAACATTGGAGAATCAGAGGTTTAGCTCAATGGGCTTTTCCAACTGCAATACAGCCAAGGTATCAAGTAGAAGATAAAAATGGTACTTGGTGGGGAATAGAGGTATTATCAGAGCAATACCAAAAGATGCTTGAAAGTAATGATTATGATTACTACGTTACTACTCAACAATTTATTCACAAATATGGATTGAATCCTATACCACTACGACAAACTAAATCTACAAAAAAAGGTAGGTATCCTGTAAGAGTAGAATCTTATGAACATTGGCAGAAAAAAGAAAACAAAGCATTAATGGAGAATTTTCCACAGACGGCTATATACACAAAGATGGATAGTTGGGATGATGAATTTTCTTACCCTGCATATCTAGAAGGTTCAGACCTATTAACTAAGAACGACTACAAACTTGCAATAAGTCAATCTCTACTCAAGTTTGAATTAGAAGAATTCAAAGAACAGTTAGTTAAAGACAGAACACTAAATGATAATACAAGACAAGAGAAGTACACCGCAGAAAGAGAGAGATTAGAAAAATCATACGGTGTAATAAGTTATGGCAATATAGGTGTTGCTGTTTCTAGAGCAGCTTTTGAACAGAGATTAATAGAGTTTGGTCAATGGGAAAACGAACCGTTGCTAAGAAGTTCTCCAGAATATATTCCATTACAACTGTATTTGAATAAAAGAGATGAAGCTATAGATGTATTATTAAATGGTGGAGAATTTGAAGGTGTTGTTGTTGGTCGGGGTGGTGTTCCTAATAAAAAAGCAAGGAACTTAAAAGGTACCAATGAGTACACAGTTGATGTTAGAATAGCATTAGACAAATTTGCAAGAGAATTAGCTAGAGAGTATGGAGATACTAATTTTATAGATATATACTTAGGTAATTTTTGGGAAGAATTAGATAATAGAAGATATGAAAAGGATTTTTAGATGTTAAAAGGACAATCAATAGAAGACTTGCTCGCTTATTTAGCAGAACTTGATGAAGACCAAGAATATATAGATTTTGATGAGTTACTTAGCCAAGCAAACAATATATTAAAAGTCTCTATGTTGGTAAATGGTGAAGAACTAGAACTGACTATTTCAGAATTGTTATTCCATGACCAAAAGGGTTATATCCAATTTAATTTTTTTGATGAGGAGAACTTCCCAACCTTTGGTAATCAACAGCTTAGTTTCAAAGAAGATATATTAAATTCTGGTGACTTACAGACATACGTAGAAAAATTAGATTTATTTTTAAGAGCTTTAGAAGAGGAACGTGAACATAGCTTTACTAATCCACTTGATAATACTACAGGTACAGTAACGTTCAAGTTGTCGGGTGTTACTGGTCGTGAAGGTGAGGACTCTTTAGGAGATTCTTTATCATCACTCAAGGAAGGAGTACAAGATTGGGTTCAAGCTGATATTACGTATATAGACGAAGATGGTGAAGAACAAACTATACGTTATGATGCTGATAGCCCTAAAGTTCCAAATGTAGTTCCAAAGTCAGGTGACGAACTAGAGGTGACCGATGAAGGATTAGTAGTTAACAGGGGTTCTAAAGACTTCTATACATCTAGAGATATACAAGTAAACGAATCTAATCAGTACACAGATGTTGAAGGAGGAATATTAAGATACCCTGAAGGTCATCCAAAAGCAGGAGAACCTATTACACCGCATTTTCGTATAGGGCAAGCTGCTGATGTATTTGAGGGATTGTCTGCACATCAAACATTTATTATACAACAACAACTTATGGAGTTAGGTATGGATATATCTAAAATTGATAACTTTACTCCAGGGGTTATTGATTTTCAATCAGCAAATAGTGAAATAAATTTCTTAGCAACAATGATGCAAAGTGCTAATGATTTACAAGCACAATTTACAAATAATGTATTTATTGATTATGATGCACCCTCTGTTATGGGACAACTTGCTCCGTATATAGAGTTCAAAAAGAGTGTAGATAGAGATATAGACGTTCCATTTGAAAAAGAATTATCTCAATATGCCTCAGAAGTATTACCTCCTACAGAAACAGAAGTAAAAGCAGCTATAGATGAACTATTCCTTTCCAAAGGACTGACTCCAACAGCACAAGATTATCAAAAGTATGGAGGTATTATTACAGGACTAAGGTCTCAAGCTGCAGCTAGAGAACTAGAGATAGAAAAAAATAAGCTTACATTAACAGATATTATGGGACTAGCACAAGGTGAATATACAGTTGGTGGAGATAAAGTAGTAAGTTATGGTGGAAAACCAGGTGCGAAACCTACTGAGTTCAAAGATGTTAGTTTTGGTGTTTCCTTACCGTCTCCTGAAGAAGCTAGAGAACAGCTAGGGAAACCATTGTTAACACCTTTTGATGTTAATGCAGAACTTGAGAAAATATTTGAAAGTCGAGAAGCTGATAGAATTTTAGGTGGACAAGAATTAATGAATAGGAAATTGCAAGCAGCACAATTTAGAAAAAACTTTATGGAATTTGAGGATGCGTTCTAATGTACGAAGAATATAACGCACAACAACTATCTGAATTTCTTGAGTTAGCAGCAAAGTATTTGGAAGATGAGGGAATGGAGTTTGTTAGTGATGAACTACACTTAGACCCTAATAATCCAGAAGATGTAGCAAAATTTATTGCTATTGCATTTGCTGAACATGGAGATTTCTCTACTAAAACAAATCCAGGTCAAGTAGCTACTAATACTCCAGGAGACAGCAATAACTCTAGGGGTCCTTGGCAAATACATATTCCTACATGGAAAAAAGTGTTAGAACAATACGATATATTTGCTAATTATGATGACATGACAATTGCTCTAGATAATCCAGAGCTTAACGCAATTGCTGCAATTATCGTTGCACAACAAGGTGCTGTTGAAAAACGAGGAGAAATGTATGACGGTATTAATAATTGGGAAACTGTTCAAGATACAAAAAAATACCCTGAAGGTCATCCACGAGCAGGGGAAAGATATATAGTTGATTCTGACCCTTACGGTATCAAGAAAGGTGGAACACCTATTTATGAAGGGACAAGTAACTTTTCTCCAGATGTACAAACTACACCACCTTTAGGTCAGGTAGAAGAAGAGACTGAGTATATCCAAGAACAAGTAGAGGGTGTTAGGAATAATAGATTGCAACCTGATATGGCATTGGACATAGACTTTATGAAAAAACAATTAAACCTGGGTAAGAATGCTAAATTGTTTTCTGATGAAGAAAGCTATTTTTCTTTGGACAACTCCCAGAGGTTATCTGAAAAAGAAGGTAGGTATCTAAATGGACATCTTAAAAACTCTTTATTGAATACAGAAATAGATGACTTATCTGACAACCAAGTAATTGAATTATATGGAAAGTTAGTTAAACCTCATATTCCTGTTCAAGCAACTATTAGAGATGTAACTATGGAAGGTAATGGTAGCAATATTCTTGACATGCTACATGAAGAAGAGTTTGATAATCAATCAAATTATTACGATACTAAAACAGGTCAAGTTGTAAAAGGTTCTGTGTTAAACAAAACAGAAGGTTTTACAAAAGATAGTATGTATAGATTTTATACCGATAGAGTTAGTGGATTTAACCACCTGAAAAATTTGCATAATGTTTATACATATTACCTAAGAACTAAAAACCCTTTTATCAAACTTTCTTCTAGTGTGGATTTGTCTGAATCTTCACCTGGTCAAAGGATGGTTGTTCCTGGTTCATCAGGAATGGTAGTTCCACGTGACCAATTTGTTAGTGGTGGAGAAGCTAACAACACTAGATTTGCTAGACCTCCAGGACAAAATCTTGGTGAAGGTGGTCCACAAACTAGAGCTTCAGATACTTTCTTAAATAATATGGAAAAAATATTAAGAGTAGGTAAAAAAAATAACCCTGAAGCAACCTCTCCACCAGAAGATAGGCAAAGAGATTTCTTGAGGAGAAGATAATGCCAGAAATGGACATCTTTGAAGCTACAAAGGAATCAAGAGATTGGGTAGAGAAAAACAAATCAGATTGTGGTCTTTGGATTGAAGGAGACCAATTAACATTTGGAGGCATAGATTATTTTCAAGAGCTTTACGAAATGCTAATAGAATCAGGCGATACTATTACTGAAGCGTTAGATGAAGTTAAATTTTTAGGTGGTTTCTAGATGTCTATTGCAGGATTTATTGAAAATATTAAGTGGGAATTAGAACTTATACTTGAGAATACTCGGGGTGTAGAAAATTTATTAGATAAATATTCAGATTTAGAGACAGTAGAACAACATAATTTAGTACAGAAATTATTAGAATTTATAGAAACTAATAGAAACCCCGAGGAAATTGCACGTTATATAACTAGTCAATATGGTTCTGCAGATATAAATAGCTTAACTCGTGTTGTTGAAACAATAATTGAACGTAGAAACGCATATGTTACAGACAATCCAAGTATGGATAATATATTTACTGGTGACCAGGTTGAACAAGGAGCAACTGCAGAAGTATCACCCGAATTACCCGAAATTGATGCAAATACTGGAGTTCGTGAAATTAGAACATCCGATACTGACGTATATCGTTCTCACGCAGTTACTGAAGAACTACACCAATTGTATGTAGACCTTTATGAAGCACTACTTGAAGATAATCCAGATATTCCAGAAGAGTTAAAATTAGATTCTATTTATTTAGAATTTCAAAATAGAGGAGTTTTAATAGAGGAATTAGAACGAAGATTTAATCTAACTACAGACAGCTTTACGGCAGGTAAACTAAACCATAACTCACTTGCAGCTCGTACTGTAGATACAGGTCTAGTACCTGAACTTCCTGAACTATACGGATGGATTCACAAAAAGCATAGCGATAGCAACGGTTCAGCTTTCAAAGATTATCAAACAACGTATGATGAGTTGCATGATTTACCTGAAGAGACGATTAAAAAGATTGATGATATTGATGTAGCAGGTCCTGCAATGAGGAAATTTGCAAAAGATAACAATTTAATTATTGCTTCTGATTATCCTAAAATGAAAGATTCTTCCACATTTTCCGATATAAAAAATGAGTTAGTAGCAGATGACGAGCTGTTCGTTCTTGCAAAACATGAGTGGGAGAAAGGAGAAAAATTCGGTAATTTTGATAAAGATGATATGGAAGTGGAATATATGTTGCATGATAGACAAACAGGAAAACAGAATTTGAATCAACGCTATATATTTCCAGAAGGTGTAGAAACAGCAAAAAACAAATTAGCAAAATTGCATAATGAAATTATATCTAATCCACGGTCTAAAGCTATGGAGGATAAATTTACGTTAGATGAGTTATCAAATTATAAGGTAGCTCAAATAACGGGAGATACTGGAGCATCCAAGGGACCTTTGTTTATTAAACAAACCACTAAGAAGTCACAAGACATTCTATATGAAATTATTAACAGCTTATATCACAGTGTTTACACAGGAAAGTCTATGACTGAACAAAGTATATTTCGTGCTTTACTAAACGACATGACCATAGGTGATTCCTACTTATTGGGAACTAAGAGTCAGGGTGTATTTGAAAGAATGTATTGGAGGGCTACATATTCTGGTCGGTATAAGAAACTCATTAAACATCTAGTTAAGAATGGAGACCCTGATGAACTAGGAAAAAGATGGGGAAGGAAGAGAGGTAGTGCTACATTTCTAGCTAGAGAATTGGTGGAAAGGGAAATAAAAAATTCTCCAGGCTCTATTGCGGGTCTTTCTTTTGTAGCTCCAGATGGAACACCTATCTTAACAACTATTACTTCATCAGATGCTTCCCAAAGAGTAGGTAGAGGATATGCCAACTCCATTGGTGTATATCCAGATGCGATAGTATCTAACATTATTGATTTTTCTGATGATGCTACTATAGGATTTTTTCCTGATTTAATATCTTTAGACGAAGGCGGAAGTCTTTCTCCCACCCGATTTAAGAATATAAAGGGTAACCTAATGATTAGGACTGGTGATTCGTTTTTTAGACAGGTTATGAAAATGGCTGACAAACACGGTTTCGTATTATCAAATGGTCCTATTAATTATCAGGTTGCACCAATATATACCCAATACGGGTTTCTTCCGACTAGGGGTGCTGATATTCAAGATTTATCAGACGGAAAGGTTTATTATGATGGACCCCAAACACAAACTCGAATCCCTGTTCCAGAAGAGATAAGAAATCTAACTTCTAGTGTTGGTATTGATAGGAAGCGTATGCCAGGAAGATTTTCTCCATATTTCAAAATTATATGGAGTCGTAGACCAACAACTGCATACAATAGCGAACCTAGTTATGGTGATATGACATCTACATCATTTGAAATCAGAAAAAGTAAAAACATATTGGATACAGCAAGAGGGCAAATTCTGATTTCAATGTTAGAAGGTAATTATGATACCAATTCTAGTTATCTCTCTTTTAGACGAGGATATAATGAGAGAGATGCAGCACGAATCCGTAGAAGTCTTGTGTTTGATACATTATTTAGTTTTGAAGGAGAAGCTGATTCAGCAGGAATAATGAAATTATTTGCAGAAAAAATAGACAATTTAGATGCAGCAGAAGGAATGGTTGCAGATATTAATACGCTGAACGTACTAAATAGTGGGACTAGTACCTCCCAACCCGCTATACAGCCAAGCCATATAGCAGGGATACTTGTCAAGGAACCTACATTTCTTCATCATATTTTTTATGAACTTGAAACACCAGGAGATGATGTAGATTTTCTAAGTATGTTAAAAACACACATAGCTGAGCGAACAGCAGACCAGGACATAAAGATAGCTTCAATAGAGAATTTGGAAACTTCTAACAGAAAGATTTCCTATGATATAAGTGGGCTGGATGTGTTTGACGTAGATAGGGATGAATTAGCTGATAGTGTCCTCGAGTATGTCTATTCAGACGTACTAGAAAATATAGATGAATACCCTGAAATTAAAACTCAAATAGAGGAAGCAAGAGGTCAGTATTCAACTGTAGAAGAAGCTAAACAATTACCTGAAGCAACATTAGAGACATACAGAGATGAATCTTACAGGATACAAAGTGAATCTACACCAGAACCAGAAAGTGCTGCTGATGTAAGGCAAGTCACACAAACTGCAGGAATAGCACCTCCAGGAATACACGCAACCTCTCATTCTCTTTACCAACAAATCCAAGCGTATCAAGATGCTATGGGAGATTATGATGAAACCCTTTCAGAGAGTATTCTTACTCAAATGGAAGAACTGATTCGTGATACAGATATTGTAGCTTTCGTCCCAGATGAAGTATATCCATATCCTCCTAGCATGTTATCAGAATCAAGGTTTAGCTCATACCATACTGCTATGCCTGAGTTTTCTTCAAGCGACCCCGAACTTAACTCATTGAGGACTCTATACGGTAGTTTAGAAAACATGTTTGAACTAGATTATAAAAACCATTATCCTGGAACACCAGAAGTTAATACTGCACGTCATAAGAAAATATCTGATTATTTCCGACACGAATATATAAAGAATCTAAATAAAGTAGAAGCTGCATCACCTGCTTTACCTGGTCACACGGATAGGGTTGTTGCTATGGACATAGAAGTATCTCCTTCATCATCCCAACAAAATTTTATAGAAGTAGGAATAGTACGTGAAAGTAATAGAAGACAATATTTTGTATTACATTTGGATATAAAAGGAATTGATGGAGATGTATCATTCGGTGACGCTGCTCATATTGGTTTTAATGATGCAGACCCTGTAGCTCTAAGAGTATTAAAAGAAACTATAATGGAAGTATCCAATGATTCTGATTTAGATACCATGACAATATCGAGAAACTCTGATTTAGCTGTGTCTCGACAACAACCACCTAACCTTGAAGCACGAATGTTTCCTATGGGTAGAGTTGCTCATGCCATGGGTCTGCAGTCATATCAATTTGAACGTACTTCATTAAATGTTGCTTCAGAAAGACTGCGAGGTTACATATCAACTAGTGGTGTTGACAGTATTAATAAATCTGATATAAGAGTAACCAAAGGAAATGATGGGCTTGTAACAGGTGGTTCAGGTGGTATAGCACCTAGGAATTTGCCTGATACCGATATGAACGTTGGTACATTCTGGCAATCAATTCAATATAATCCTCTATACCATCAGGCGGGTACTTCTATTGATTTATACAATCTTAGTCAAACACCTATGTTTGGAAATGGAGCAAACCAAATCCTGAGAAACTTACAAGATGTAGCAGCGAACAATGACATTATTATTAGAGCTCAATTTACAATGAGTGAAGTTGGACAAATTGAATTTGCTATCAGAGGAAGTGGAGATATTGAACGTATCAATACTGTATTCTTTGACAGTGATACAGCAGGACATATTGGTCCCCTAACAGGTACCACTTTATTTGGGGAAGACCTTCCTAATCAGATTGGTATTAAATTTACAGAATTAGAAATAATCGCACCTCATCATAAATTGGGAATTAATTTAGATAAGGCATTGGATAAAGCTCTTGGTGTTCATTATTTTTATGGTGAAGAGAGTACAATTGACAGGGGATTAACTTCTATTTCTAGAAGTGAACAAAATTTTAATCTTAATTTTAATGAACTAGATACTGTACCTGATTCGGTAGTAGATATTAATGAATATAATATAAACCAGGATATAGGTTACGGAGTAGGTGAAGAGGTAGTAGCACGTACTAGACATAAAGATTCACCTATGAAACCTAAACCACTGAGAAAAGAACTTATGGATATGGGGAGAAAATTTTCTAAAACTCCATTAGGTAAGACAATTGGTTTAGCTTGGAAAGTTATAGATATAGGTGAAGTAGCTATAGCAACAGGATTCAAGAAAGCTCAAGAAACTGCAGCTAGAGGTGCAATAGCTAGAGGTTTAGGTGCTGCAGGTGCAGCAGCAGCAGCCGCTCCAATAGCTTTTTTAGGTAAAGCCTGGGCTATATATGAGATAGGCAACTTAATTGTTGGTTTAGGACAAGAAATGCCTGATATAGTAAACCTTATTAGGAAGAGAAATAACGTGTTAAAGAATGGAGAAGCATGGGAAGTGGAACTTATGGAAGAAACATTTTGGAGGCAAATGGGTAAAGAGGGATTAGATGCACTACAACGAGTAGCAAATCGTTCTCCTGCAGAAAAGTTAGCAGATATAATATGGCAACCTGCATTTAATGCAATAGAAAACTACATAGCAGGAAATAATGCACAACTTGCTGAATACCCAGAAGTACGGAATGTAGACCCAGAGGACGAAATATACAACGGTATGGCAGAAGCACAACAAAAACTTGACCTAATGCAAGATAAAGTAGATTATGATAACCTATATTTTGGGTACTTAAATGATGACCCTAATGCAAATGTATTAGCAGATAGAACATTTGAATTAGCAAATAATGTGTACAATAGGTGATATATGTTTCAAGAAGGATTACTTTTAACTGACGCAGATGACTTAATAGTTGTTGATGGAGAATATTATGCAATTTACAATTATCAAGCATCAAGTGGTAATACGCTACCTTTAGCTATAGCAATAGATACAATGGAAGCCTTAGTTGACCCTAGCAGTGCTAGAGAGATTACAGAAGAACAATTTCAAGAAGAAACAGGCTATGTTCTATTTTCTATATTTAGCTTATCTGACCTAAAACAAGAGACTGCTGATGACCCATTATCAAATTTAGATGCGATACTTGCAAATGTAGATAACGATTTAGAAAGGAAAGCACAAAAGTTTGGTAGTAGTTGGTATTTAGATGACGAAGTACAGCAATTATTTGCTTATGGTGCTATTACAGGAGAAAGCATAACTCCTTACTTAGAAGATTTATCTTGGTGGAAAAATACTACAGAAGATGAGAGGGATTGGATAAAGCTAGTATATAGAGACCCAAACAAAGCTAATGAAATTATTAAAGACAATTATCAAAGTTTATTATTATCACTTAATCAATTACAGATTACAGGTGAGGGTGCTGATGATTTAATAAAACAATTAACCTCAGACTTATCTAGTGGAAAATTTGGAACAGGTTCTGAAGCATCTTCAGAGATAAACAGTATTGTTTCTTTATTAGTAGATAGTGTTAAAAGACAACAATCAGGTGGTTTAGAGGCATTGCCTGAAGATTACCAAGGGTATGTCGGTAGAATTAATGAAACAAAGTCAGGCGAAGGTACTGCTTTTGATTTGGTAGAGAAATATTTAGGAACTGAAGCAGCACACTCATACAGAGAAAGTGGATTATTAAAGGAATATTCAGGTTTACTTAGAGCAGATAGTGAAGCAGGAACAACTATAAATGCAGATATGATAAATGAAGAATTACAAAAAGCACATGACAAGTTGTATCCAGAGTTTGAGGGTAGTAAACATCAAAGTTGGTCAACAACATTGTATGAAGATACACGTGCAATTTTAGGAAAAACATCTTTAAGTAGAGGAGACAAAAAGAAAGTAGATTTAATATCTCAATCTGTTGGTGGAGATAGGACTTTAATAAGAGGTGCAATAAGAAAAGAGTTTGAAGATGACCCATCATATCAAAACACAGTATTACAAAATGTATCAAGAGTATTCGGGCAAGACCAATCAGGTGTATTTTACGCATCAGGAATGAGATAAAATGGTATATATAGTAGAAAACGGAAAAGTTGTAGCAGTACCGAAAGACGAAATTGCTCAAGGTGAGGTGTTTTACGCAACTGAAGAAGAAGCAGAAGCAACTATTCAAGGTGGACCAGACCCACAAGAAGGTGATATTAAAGAAGAGAATGGAGTAACTTATATATTCACAGGTGGTAAATGGGTAGAACAAGAACCTGCTGCTACAGGCGGTGAAGAAGGCGGTGAAGAAGAAGTAACAGCTAACTCTTTTTTTGAATCAAATGTAGATACAAGCGATATGTTTGGTAGCCTTAAAAGTGGAACTATGTACATAGTAGATTCTAATGGTGGAATTATGACTATTGGTAGTGCAGAAGAGCTTGGTCCTGATGGAAGAAATTTATTTGTAGATGGTCAATTAAAAGAAGGATTCCGTATTGCTACTAGTGATGAAAAAGAAAAATGGAAAGCAAAACAGATTGCGAATGCTGCTGCATTAAATGTTTCAAAAGATTTATCAGATAAATTTAAGTTAAGCACACCTGATTTAGAAGGTATGATGTCACAGTATTTTGACGCTGCTCAGGAAGCAGAAGCTGTATCTGGACCTAGTACATTTGATAGAGTTAAAGGACTATACCCTTGGTTAGACGAGAGATTAGTCCGTGTTTATTTAGATAAGTTTGCAGATTCAGGAGACGCAGTATTAGCTCAAGCTGAGATGAGAGCAGACCCAATTATGGATACTGTTTATCCTGGTATTAGAAGAGAAGACGGTACACTAAGGATGAATGAACAAGAGTACGTAGTTGCTGTTGATAAAATGAAAGCAGACTTACGCTCCTTTAATTTGAATCCTACAGAATTTGAGGAAGATATTGTCCAAGCTATATCAGGAGATGTGTCTCCTTTAGAGTGGCAAAGAAGATTAGAAGCAGGTTACGAAGGAGTTGTTAATAATATACCTCAAGTAAAACAAGCATATTTAGACAATTTTGGTATTGAACTACCAGATGAATCTATATTTGCTATGTTTGTTTCTCCTAACGTAGCAACAAAAATATTAGAAGGAAACATTCGTGCATCACAAGTATTAGGTGAAGCGGAAGCTGCAGGACTACCTGGTATATCAGCACAAGTTGCAGCTAGTTTATCTAAACAAGGCTTAACACAAGAACAAGCTAGACAAGGATTTCAAGGTGCGGCATTGAATCTTCCTAATATACAAGCAGCAGCTAAAGCTCAAGGAAGACAAGTATTAACTGCTGCAGAATATGTAGAAGCAACTCAATTAGGTTCTGCAGATGACGTTTCTGCATTGAATAGAATTTTAGAACAACAAAGAAGTGGTAGTACTGCTGCTACAGGTGCAGCTCAAAACCAAGAAGGACAGACTACAGGTTTAACTGAACGGTAATTTGCACTACAAAATATTGTGGTATAATAAATTTGACCCTGTTCGATAGTCTGGGGGTAAAACTTGACTACGAAATAAAAACGAATACGGTCTTGATGCCTACTAACAAGACCTGTCAAATAAAAAAAGTAGTGAATATAGGCAGGGGATACCTGATGACCCCTAGTAAAAAAACATTAGAGAAAGCGACAAGTAAATATGACAGAAGAAGAAAATTTGGACTCTGTAAACGAGGACAAAAACTGGAAAGCTATTCGTGAAGAGAATAAAGCTCTAAAGGAAAAGTTAGAAGGTTTTGAAGTAGCTAAGAAAGAACAGGTTTTTAAGGAAGCAGGTTTTGATACTACTCAAGGACTCGGAAAGGCAATTAGCCAAGTGTATAAAGGTGATATGGAAGTTGAATCTTTACAATCATTTGCTAAGGAAGAATACGGAGTAGAAGTTGGGCAACAAGACGGTATTCGTGAACAAATACAAGAATCCCAACCTAAGCTAGATGCTATAGACAGGAACTCTGTTTCTGAAGTCTACGGTGACGACCTAGTTGATGCCATTAGAAATGCAGAATCCAAAGGGGATGTAAAATCCTCCCTTCGAATGAAACTTGCAGCAATAGACGAGGCAAAAGAAAACTCGTAAGAGTAAAAACTTTTACCTCTCTACAAGTATTAGAAACAAAACGCAGGTAGAAATACCTGGGGAAGGTAAAAGAAAATGGCAGCAATATCGTTAACAAATAGTACGATTTATGCACAGAATATTAACAACTTTGCAGGTGAACTGTTCAAAGTTGGTGGTCAAAGAACTCCTTTCCTTTCTGCAGTCGGTGGGTTGAATGGTGGAAAATCTATTCAATCAACATTCTGGCAGGTCCAAATTGCGGACAATGCCAAAATATCTTCTGAACCTACTAAAGGTCAAGAAGGTGCAACACCTACTGAATATTTAGGAAGAGACAGAGCTGCGTACACATTCGGTACTCAGGTCTTCCATAAGGGTGTTCAAATGACATATACAGCCTTAGCTAGTTACCAAAATCAGAATCCATTTGATTTGTCAGCTAATATAGCTAACTCATCTGACGGTGACGGTACTACTACAGCAGCAGATAAACTTGGTTTATATGGTGCAGGTAGCCCAGTCGTAGATGAATTTGCATTACAGATGGAATTGGCACTTGAAAAAGTAGCAAGAGAAGTTGAATGGTTTGCATTCAATGGAACTTTCGCTGATGGTGCTAACACTACACCAGGCTCAGGAACTCGTGAAATGCGAGGATTGTATGAGTACATACAGTTAAACAAAAATGCAAGTAACACTGCAGACCCTGTAGACAATGGTGGTAATGCATACTACAACGACACAGATGGAGATGATTCAGGAACAAGACAAAAGATGACTTGGGATACAGTCGCAGGAGCAATGAAGAGAATGTATGATGCTTCAGCTCCTATGATTAACCCAGTACTCGTTGTTACTCCTGGTCAACTACTATCCCTTAACAAGGAATTAGTTAGCTCTACAAGCCCTTCAACGGCTTTGAACGGAGCTATTCTTCCAAGAGATAGGAATGTTGGTGGTATAGACATAGACACAATAGTTACACCTTTTGGTTCTATTGGACTTATGGTTATAGACCCTAACATTATGCCTAACTCTAAGGGTGCAGCTTTCATTCTTGACTTAGCTTTCATCAAGCCAGTGTTTACAAACATTCCAGGATATGGAACTGTTTTCGTAAGAGACATTGACCAAGATGCTAACGCAAGAGTGGGCAAGGCAGTATACATGGAAATGGGATTAGACTTCGGTCCTCCTAATTACCACTGTGTAATTCATAACGTAACACAAGAATAAGTGTTATAAGTTTAAGAACTTTGGGAGTAGCTCCACCTGCTCCCATTGTTCTGCTAGTATAAGAAAGATAATACGGAGAAAAATATTTATGGCAGCAATAGTTAAGAATGTAAAATATACAGGTAGTGGCACTGCCTCACCTGCTATTGATACAGAGAGAAAACTAGTATGCGGATTCTTACCTGGTTCTGGTTGGAACGGAACAACTATCACTTTCAAATGGTCTTCAGACGGTTCAGCCTGGAAAGATGTTAAAGAAACTGATGGTAGCACAGTCCAATATACAGTATCTGCTGATGATGTAACAAGAGTTGACCCTAGTGGTTGGGCTTTTGCATCTTCAGGTTATATTCAAGTAATCTCAGGTTCAACAGAAGACACAAGTTCTGAAATAAAAGTTTTATTAAGAGCAGGGTAGAGCAATGGGTATGCTCTTAATGCTCAAAGAAGGTAAGCTTCTATCATTAGAAGCTACCATCAGCGAAGCCATTGAGTCATCTGTATCTTTAATCGAAGACGAATTAGAGAAGAGTGCAGGTTATACAATGGCTTTATTTGGTGTGTCTGCTTATGCTAAAGAAATTGAGAGGACTGCTTAATGAGTACAACAATAGAGAGTTTAATTGACAGATGTTTTAGGGAATATCTAGAACCTATGGATGACTTAAATTCTTATACTGCTGTTAGTACAACTTTTAATGCCTCAGCAACTTCTATATCCTTTAATGCAGATTTATTAACACAGGAAGAAGAAGATATGATGGATGCAGGAACTGTCATTGAGTGTGAACAAGAACTTATGTACTGTACTGATATTGATACTGTTAACAACACTATTACAGTAGTTAGGGGAGTTTTAGGAACTGAACCAACAGGGCATGCAGAAGGAAAAATAATTAAGATAGCTCCTGTGTTTACAAGAAAAGCAGTATTTGATGCAGTAGTTGACCAAATAAATAATTTATTCCCTACATTATTTTCAGTAGATACACAATCCATAACTACAGGTAGTGGATATACCTTAGTAGGAAGCTACGATTCTGTAGGAACTCATAACTATATTGTTTCCATACTCAGTGCTATATCTCAATATACAGATTTTAGTTCAGGTTCGGATACAACAGGTGTGAATTTTGCTCCTGTAACTTGTTCCTTAGTAGAGCTTCCTAATCCTTTTACCTATACAGATTCAGATGGTACAGAAAGAACTATGACATACAGTACAGGACCTTCTGTTGTACATGCAGTACAATTTTCAGGTATTAGTTCAGGTCATACAGCTTATGTAACATTCAAGAAAAGATTTATAAAGCCTACTGGAGAATCAGATACATTGGCAACAATAGGTATAGATACAGAATGGGAACCAATTATCATGGCGGGTGTTGCAGCACAGCTTATTGCAGGTAGAGACATACCTTCAGCTACAACAGATTACATAACTGACCAAATGGCAGTACAAGGATACCCTGTTGGCTCATCTAATAGTGTTAGGAACTCATTGCTTCAGTATCAACAATTACTATTAAATCAAGCAAGAAAGTATTTGAGGGCTAAGTATCCTGAAGCAGTATCAGTTGATGGATTGGTTTATGGAATACAGGCATAATGGTTCGTTTAGCTACTCAAGCGGAAGTAAGTAATCCTAAAAGAAAAGGTTACGACTTTAGAATAGACGACTTCTTATTTAGAGCTGCTATAGGTCCTAATAGACAGATGACTATACAGTCATCAGATGTTCAAACACAAGACTTAAATGTTGCACAAAATCCTGAAGATTTTACTAGAAACATAGGTCGTATATATTCAAGAAATAATTTTTCTGGCGGTAGTAACTTAGATATGGCTCATAAAAGGGGTACATCTGAATTAGATACTACAAGATTCTGGGACAGTAATGGGGTAGATGTGTTTACTCAAAATAAAGGAACTCCTTATAGCTTGAAATTGTTATTCCAAACAGAGTTAGAACAAGGTTTAACTTCTAGTGATGGAGATAATGCTATGGCAGTAGTGGGGACTAAGATTTATGTATCAGATGATGCTACTTTGTATGTCTCTTCTGATGGTGGAGAGAACTGGAGTACACAATCAACAAACCTAACAGCAGGTTATAACATTAAAGGATTAGCAGCAAATGGTACTGACTTATATATTGTCGCAAACAATGGTTCAGCAGGGGAAATAGAACTACTTCCAGATGGAGGTTCCTCAGCACAGAAATCTACTGCACAAATATTTGATGGTATATGGGCTGTCAAAAACAAATTCTTAGTATCAGCAGGGGTAGGGATATACCAATATGATGGTGCTACAACTGTTGGTTCAGCAATAATTACATTACCTACAGGTCAAACTTGGACGGATGTTACAGATGCAGGTGCAGTTATATTAGCTACTGCTTCTGATGGAAGAATATATTCCTTCAAGGATATAAGTGGAACATTTACAGCTAAGGGTCAAACAGAATTATCAGGAGAAGTCCCAACATGTATTGTAGAAAATCAAGGACAAATATTTTATGGCACTAAAGAGACACAAAGCTCAGGAAGTAAAGTTGTAGGAAGATTATATACAGCAGATTTAGTAACTGCAGATGATTTATACGTGTTAGCAAATAACGAGTTAATTAAGGAGTGGAATATTGACAGCATAGATGCTAGTCCTTATCAATTAATTGCTACAAGAGATTCTATCTATACAGGTATTAAAGAATCAGGAAGTAATTCTTATTTATGGAGATATTACTTACCTACTGCAGGTATAGCTAGAGACTTAAAATATGATGCTAGTGGAGTTATTAAAGGTTTAGGTGTAGTAGATGAAAAATTATTAGCTACAGTACAAGCCAGTGGTGTATGGCAAGAAACATCTAACTACGAAACTGAAGGTTATCTTATAACAGCTAACGCAGATTTCTTTACTGCTGAGAGAAAACAATGGGTTGAAGCTCAGGTAGAGACACCAGAAATAGCATCAGGACAGACAGTAGAAGTACATGTATCAGATGACATAGCAGGTATAACTTCCTCAACTCATTCAAGTTGGGATAAAGTTATTAATGCACAATCTGGAACGGGAACTGCAGTAGCACAGGTAGATAAAATATCTAGATATGGTGCAATGAAAGTTGTTCTTAAATCACAAGGTGCATCTACTGCACCAGAAGTAAATTCAATATCTTATCGTGCATTAGCAAGACCAGAACTTGTAGTTGTTCAGATACCAGTAAATATAAGCGACAGAGTAGAAAGACCATTTAGAAAACCGTTTACTGTAAAGAACTTGGGTGAGACAATATATCAATCATTAAAATCCAAAGAAGGAACACCTGTAACATTAGAGATTTATGACCCTGCTGAAGTAATAAGAGGTGTTGTTGAATCAATACAATATCCTGTACAAGGAAATCCTAATGTAGGTAGCGTAACTCATTACGCTATAATTACAGTTAGAGGGACAAGGCAGGAACTTTATGGTACAGTTACTTCAGGGAATATCCCAGGAATAAATGCTTATGGTATTATGAGATTTGGATAAATAAGGTATAATAAAATAAAATGGTAGCAAGACAAACAAACTTAGTAAACGCATTTGAAACCACATTAGGAGCACAATTAGCAGCAGGTGGTACCTCTATGGAATTAGCAGCTAACCCAGGAGTAGATGCTCCTGCTTATTTTGTTATAGACCCAGATAATGACAGCACAAGAGAGATAGTCCTTTGGTCATCAGGAACAAACCATGCTTCAGCTCCAGTTACGAGAGATGTAGATGGTGACCATGGAACAGCAGGAGATGCTGCTACTGCACCAACACACTCTTCAGGAACAACAGTAAGATTAGCTGTAGTTAAACAACATATAAATGAAGCACATGAGGCTATTCAACAAGGTTTTATATTAGAAGATGATGATGGTACAGAGGTAGAAATTAAACCTGCTACTGCATCAGGAGTTTATACAGCTAGAGAAGTTAAGTTTATTGGTACTGGTGTTGATATTGATTGGACAGATGTAGACAATGGTACAGATGGAGACCCTTACGATTTAACATTCACACTTGATGTAAATGATTTAGATGCAGGTACAGTAAATCAAGCTGCAGACTCAATAGCTATATTAGATGCT